GACTATAAGCATCTGTGCCAAATACCAAAAGAACAACAAGAAATAAACTTCCAATCATAAGAACTGGAATGAGCAGTGTTTCCCAATCAATGTTTTTCATAGTGCCTCTAGTTCCTCACACAATTCTAACACATCAGCACACATAATCACAGCACCAACGGTAGTTCCTTTTTGGAGTTGGTTGATGACTTCACGGAGAGCAGCAGCAACTCCATCATTTGGAAAGTTGTAAGTATCCTCTGCTTCGTATGCTTCCATAATCTTTTTTGCTCTTTCGGTCATAGTGCCTCCACATCATAAGAAAGTTCATAAAGTTTTTGAGCATCAACTACCATATCTTCTACACCTTCATCTTTACAACACTGATAGTATTGATATTGATTAGCAATCTCACGAATAGCAGTAGCAAGTGCTTCTTTCATATCATCTGTTGGTTCTACAATCAATTCTGATTTGAATGCTTCCCAAACTTTGTATGCTGCGTCAGTCATAGTTATAATCAGTAGGATAAGAGGAGTTCAGGTATACACTTTCTTGGTGACTTTCCCAACCATTTTCACTACCCATTTCATAAATTGCTTGGGCAAACTCAATAAAATTTTCAGGAGTTCCAAAATATTCAGAACAACTACCATCGTCTCTCAATCCACCCTCTTGAAAGTGAAATCTTACAAGTTCAAGGATTTGTTCGTTAGTCATAGCAACTCCAATTCATCACAAATAGCATCAATCTCTTTGAGACATTCATCCCATCCAGAATTAAACATCACATCCAGTTCATCAGTAAAATCAATCTTATTGGTTCCTGATAGTTGCTTACGAAGATGTTGAAGAGTTTCTTGGAGCAACCAAGCAGGATTGTGTGCCTGACTTTCCCAGAAAACTTTTAGAAGTTCTTCTGCTCGTTGTTGGTTAGTCATTCAAATCTCCATCAAAGTTGTTTAGATACTGCCAGAACCAAAATCCATTCTCCCACTCTTCACACTCACCTTTATCATAAATGTGTGGAAACATTAGATTTTGCCAAGCATTAAAAGTCCATTCCCACATTCCTTTTCTCAACCAGAATTGTTGAAGTTTATATGGAAGTTTCATTCTTCCCACCCATCAAAGTATTCAGTAAAAAAGTTTAAACTCAAACCAACTTTACCAACTTGAAAATCTACTCCAAATAAAGAATTAGTAAAGAATGAGAATAGGATGTGTAATCCACCATCACTAAAAACTAAACGACTGGGATTTTCATAATGAACCCAGAGTAATGTTTTATTGTTGATGATACCAAACTGCCAAGTGCGGTCAGTATCACCATCATCCCAAACTTTTAGGTTATACTGATAGGGTTTAAATGGTTTCATCGGTTTGTTGTGTATGAGGTTATTATACAACAAAAGGCACTCTGGTTCAAGTGCCCTTGTGACGGTTTCTCAAGTGTCCTATTTCAGTTCCTCTTCAACTTTCTCAATCTCAAAGATTGCGTTTAGAAACTCCAGACCATGCTTACCAACAACCCAAGCATCCTTATCCTCAAAGAACCTATCACCGATGGTTCTCATATCATAACCCTCTTTGTCTTTATCAAAGAAGGCAACTACACAACAGGTTTCACCGTAAGTTTGAGGATACCACTTGACGAGTTCATATTTGTTGTTGCATTTGCTCCAACGGAACTCAATATCACGAAATCTCATTCTTCATCCTCTTCATAAGGGAACATTTCATCATACTCTTCATCAGTGAGAGTCAGATACTGAACATCAGCATCTTTATGTTCTTCGGCATACACCAACTGATAGTGAGCAAAGTCACTTTCAGAAGTGCTGGCATATTCTACAAGACCATCAACAAGGCATAGGTAATTCATTCGTCAATCTCCATAATCTCAATGATAGATTTGATCTTTTGTAGATCTTCTAAACGTACCTCAATCTCATCATATTCTTCACAAAATTGCTCCATACGTTCTTGATGCCCCTCATCATCGTAGTTGGTTTCTTCACGGATTTCCCATTCTACATCAGATAGACGTGCTCTGGTATCATCAATGAAGTATTCAAGTGTATCAATCAAAGACATTAGAGTACCTCCCAGTGTGCGTCAGATTTGTCACCGAAACGATTAGTTCCAGCGCGGATTGAAACCCAGAAAAAGTATTTACGATTTTCAGAGGCAAGAAACAACTCACCTCCAGTATCCTGCTCTACAATACAGATAGGATTACCTTCCATAGTATTAGCAAGACGATTCTTTGCCTTACTACTAATTGCTCTGACCGTTACTTTTCTCATCACTCATTCCATACACCCAATTTGAAGTTAATTGGGTTCATCAGATTGTAATAGTTTTGATTTGTTCTAGAGTAAAGTCTCCAGTATAAATTGCTTGGAGACGATGATTTGAGTAAATTCCAATACCATTATCAAGTTGAGCAAAGGATACATTGCCTCCAAGGATATCAATACGATCCTCAAATCCAAGATTTGTAATCGTATCCACTTTCTTATCACACTTAATGAAAGCAATATCCGTTTGACTATCAGCAGTCATAGTATAAGTGTTCTTTCCTTTATCACCATAAAGTCTATCAGCACCAAGACCATCAATCAGAATATCATTCTTTTGATATCCATAAATCACATCATTTTGGTCGGTTCCCAAAAGATAATCATTACGACGAGTACCATAGATGTAGTTTGTAATAGGATCCTGTTGGATGACGTTTACTACAACATTATTCACAACTGTTGTATTTACAGTTGTTTGTTCATAAATCACAACTTCATCCTTATCTTTATCTTTACGATCGTGTTCTTTGTGTTTGTACTTGCTCATTTTAATTAGTTCCAAATTCCAGTAAGTGTGTCAAGATCAGCAGTTCTCCAAGTAGATGGATAAGAACCATCTACTCTATATGCCATCACAGTGTCGTTTGTTGTTGCTCCATTTCCAGCAGGGTTTGTAGTCACATAGTAGTCTCCATCATAATTATCAAATGGATGTTCAAGTCCAAGAGTGTGTCCAAATTCATGAAGTAAAATCCAAGATTTTGCAGCATCATAATAATCTTTCTTTACTGATACTTCCCAGTGAGAATTATTATGATATTGTGCATATCCAGCATAATTGTGACCAGGATAAACTTGATCTTTTTGATAGAAACGAATGTCTGCTTTTTCTGCTTTTTTTCTAAACTTAAATTTGATGTCCAACATTTTATCTGTATCTTTGACCATTTGTTTTACAAAGGGTTTCATGTCACCTAAGGACTTATCAATATAAACAGTCAAGATGTTTTTATCCACAAGACCCTTTGTATAATCAACAAAGGTAGTATCAATCAAATAAGTTGGTTCAAGCATAATTCCTAAGGTTGAATGTCATTTTTTCCATGGAGAGGGCAATCAGCATTCACCCATTTACGATCATCAGGCATTTCTTCATTATCCATTACAGGACACTTACATCCCTTTTCAACAGCAGCATAACTACCAGGAATCAACACATCACCCCATTCTTTAAAAGTCATTGCATCCATTTCCTCATCGGTATATTGAGGATTATCAGGTTGCTCAAGACGGGAAAGTTTTGCTTTCAGATCGTAAATCTCATCTTCCAACTTGCGAAACTCTTTAGAATAATCCTCAGATAGTACAAGGTCAAACTCATCAGCAACCTTCTTCATATCTTCTTCACTACGCATATCATTAAATGCAAGTGAACAAGCACCTTTCATAATACCAAGTTCATTATGTCCCATCGTGCGGGCAATATTTCCAAAGAAACGAAACAGTTGAATGCTGTTAATGTCTTCAGCAGGAATCTGAAAAGTATAATGCTCTTCCGGAAGAGTTTCATCGTCATAGATTCCAGATGTATAACTTGGAGTCCATTCAGTATCAAACTGAACCTTGAGAGTTGCTTTGTAAGTCATCGCCAAGTTGAACGCGGGGTTTTTTGTCTACAAGGTAATCATACAGCATCTGGGCAAACCCGTACTGGGGTCTTGTGCCAGTTTCGATACTGGTCGATGTGGCAACAGTCCACATAATATCAAGTTGCAGTTTATCAGGTAGTTCTTTCATCATCATCTACAAGGTCTTTTAAGTCAACAATGAAACCTTCAGTCAGTGGAATCAATTTCTCTTCTCCACTCTCAATTTTATCTACAAGGTCTTGAAGATATTCAAGAAACTCTTTATCATAACATTCATCTAGGTTGATAGAAGACCAAAACCAGTTATAGCATTCTTCATAAGGGTCATCATCATCAAGTAAAGCATAACCCTCATAGTTTCCACTGATGAGGTCTCTCCACATCTTGAAATTATTCCACATCTCACGCCACCCTGTTTGAAAGCAATGACCGAAATAATACTCAAACCAGTTCATCTTTTTGGACATAAAACAACTCATCCCGCCAGTTTCTACCAGCAATATCAAAAGTAAAACCTACTCGCCCAATAGAGAACAAACAGGAGAACAACTTACCATATCCCATAGAGATTTGAAGATAAGGAAACTCAATCCACTTCCCATACTCACCATAATCAAAAGCAAGTTGAAGAAGTGAGTATCGTTCTGTAAGAAAAAGTGCTAGATACCACTCTTTACCATAATCTTCTCTCACACCCCATTTTGCTACTTGAAAGATTTTCATAATCAATGAGGCAACGACTTCAAACCATTTAAAACTTCTTGGAATCTTTCGGCACGACTCTTATGGTGCTCTAAGTTTTCTTCTAATACACCCACAATATCGTCCAGCACAACATCCAGAGAGGCATCAGTATCAAAGTATTTCTGGATTGCTTCGGCAAGGTATCTCCTCCGACTCCACTCCATACTGTAAGGTTTGTAGTCCATAATCTAAGAGTATATGTGGGTATTATAGGGTATCTAGGGTAGTTTGTCAATCACGCTGACGCCAATCGGTTTCGTCTTCATCTCTCTTAAACCAATCGTGTAAGTCATCGGGAGAATCAAAACCACGACGACCGAATCTTTCGTGACCCAATCCACCAATGTCTAATTGATTCATAAAGTCGTCTAAGTCACCTTCTTGCATCATTTCATTTTCAGCAGTTCTGCGTGCTTGTCTTAAAATTTTGGATGCATGGGCATTATGCTGTGCTAATTTTTCGCACCAAATTATATCACTAAGAGAAACTTCTCGTTTTTTTGCTATTCTATTACAAATTTCTTCTAAACGAATTCTATAGTTATGAGATAACATAAAATAGTCCAATTTTTTGTATTTATTCTAGTCTTTTTCTTTTGGAAGTATCTATATTTCTTTTCTTTTGATAGTTTGATAAACCTGCAGGAGATGATATGTATCCCGTTTCTAAACAAATCCATCTTTGTAAAGATGTTTTTATGCCAAGTTCTTTTTTTTGTTCCGCAGTTAATGAGAAAATCCCTTTGTTATGTTCTTTGCACATTTTACCTGTTATTTGTCCTCCACTGATACAGGATTTTTTCTTTTTTTCTTCATCCATTCCATATATTCCTGTTTTCATTTCATATGATTTTTTTCCTCCCACTTTTCCACCTTCACTTCCATATTTTTTTCTTTCTTCTTTTGATAATCCACATATACCAACTCCAAGTTCTTTAACTTTATTTCCTGCCTTTTTACTAATCTCCATTCTTTGTTCTTTAGTTATTGCAAATATACCAACTCCAAGTTCTTTAGTTTTATTGCCATTTTCTATTAATTGATCCTTTGTTAAAGTAAATATTCCAGATTTATTCTCTCTTGTTTTTATTCCACCCCTTCTTCCAGATTTTGTTAAAGATTTTATAGAATAAGAACCTCCACATCTTTCATTAAGACAACAAGGATCATTAAGAACTGGTTTTATCAATCTATCCTCAAGTTTTCTACATTCTTCATAACCTTCATCAGTATAATCAAATACTTCTAATATTTGTTTCTTTGGTGTATAAAATTCCCAACATCACTTATTTGTTATTGGAGAACCCCAGTATTCCTCATCAAATACTTTTTCTTTCTTACTTCCATAATAGTAGTAAGAAACCTCTTCAAAGGTAATTTTGTATGTGTAAATTCTTGGACTTTGTGAAGTCATTTCTATTCTATTAAACCCGCATTAGTATTTATAATAGAAAAGGTGCCCAAAAGAGCACCTAATCTTATCTGTAGAGTTTGCGGGTTCAACAGATATCATTATTTATTCATATTTTTGTATTCTTCCATCAACTCTTTTGCGAGTTTCATAGACCGTCGCCACATAAGATACTTCACAATCGGATTACGAGGATTATAAAGTATCCACCACTTTACTTTCTCATATTCTACTCTTGCCAGTTGAGTTATTAAATAAAATCCTCTAGCAACAGAAGAATCGGTAACAATCAAATAACCAATACAGAAGAATATGATGAAGTAAATGTATGTGGTATTCATCTTCGTATTGTTTTGAGATATTCTAACACATTCTCACGCACTGCCATCAACTCATTGTAACACTTTTGATTGTGAGCACATTGTCGCAACTCGTGGTCTGGTTTATGGACGGATTCAATAAACAGATCCAGTCCACGATTCCATTGGTCATTTGTCATCTTTTTTAATTGTTACAGGACAAAAGGGAACAACTTTACGAATTTCTTGAATGATTTCAGTTCTTTGAGTCGTTGTGAGTCCAGCAACTCTTGAAAGACGATTAATAAGACTTAAAGCATCCGAACAAGATATGGTTGTTGTCAGTAATAGTGCGACCATTACTCATTCCCATATTTCCAATATTTATTAGGAGAATCCCTTGCTCTTAACCTTTTTTTTATCTTTTACGATTATAACATCTAAAAAATCCGGAATCTGACAATTTTGATACCAATACATCTGAGTGTCTTCCCAATTATCAAAAAACTGGATTTTACCACTCTTCAATACAATCTCATAGTCATGCCTATCATAAAGACCATCAGATGTGACTTTAAATGTCTTTGTCATATGAATTTATCCAATGTGGAGATAGATTTGCCCTTCATTGCCTTCTTAATGTAAGTCAAAGCAGACCTATAGTTGTTGGCAGTATGAATCTGCTGCCCGTTGTGGAGAATCACAAATTTCTTCCCCCAAGGTACTGCTGCCCACATTCCATCCTTTGTCACATAACCATTCGGATCTCCTGGTTTTGGATTCAAGAGACCCTCATTTTGAATATTCATCAATACAAAACTGTAGAAGACATAACACGGGCGTTTGGATATTGTGCAAGAGCAACCTGAACTGCCTCTTGACGGTTACGCGCATAACATTCAACATAGAATGTCTGACCACTAACCATGCAGGTGACACGATGTTTCATAATTAAATACCTCAGCGTTTGATGGTGGAGATTGCAGGTTCGCCTTGAACAAAGATTGTCTCAGCAACGCTCTGCAGGCGTTTGGCAGTTGCGATACCGACATTACTATACACGGGAACATGGATGAACCCATAGGACTTGTGATAGTCATTCAACTGTCCAGGGATCAAAGTCCCCTCTGAGAGGCGCTTAGAATCGTCTGGATGAAGGCGAATCACCCTACCGATAGTCTGTGCCATAGCGATGTAATCCATGTTCCTCATGAGGACGCAGGAGGTCAATCCAGGGCAGTTGATACCCTCAGAAAGGATGCTGTAGTGAAGAATGATAAACTTCTTCTCAGGATCCTTACCCCATGCAGTCAGAGTGTCAAAGAACACCTCACGGGAAACCTTTTGATTGTTGATAAATGCACCATACTTTGCAGTTACCCACAATACATCATATCCATGAGACTGAACTTCTGTCATGAAATCAGTCTCTGCAAGCATCCGAATCAACACTTTGGTATTGGGCGCAGCTACCAGAACCTTTTGCATATTGTCTTCATTGAGAATCGTATCCAGAAGAGTCATGCAATCACGCTCTGCTGCATCATCTTTATCACGAGTTGCATTGACTTGACTCACACAAACTTGAGGAGGAACGATGAAACCACCCTCAACTAATTCAGGAGCAGGAACATTACAAATCACTTGACCATACACAGATCCATCGTTCATCCCAGGTTTGGAAATAGTAGCAGAATGCTTAGGAGTAGCAGTGAAGAAATAGCAGCGGTTAGCAGTAGCAGAGAAGTGCTTTGTAGCAGGGAAAAAGTGACTCTTAACGCTATTATGTGCTTCATCGAAGTAAATAGTGTCAATATGAATATCTGCCTGTTGCAGACGCTGAAGAGAATTATAAGTAGTAAAGATCAGTTTATGACCTTTGTTGTGATAGTTCCATGCAAAGATCCTATTCGGACTTGTAGTGCTGTAATGAGATGTCTCACCACTATGCACATGAAGAACGCTAGCGTTAGTGATAAACTCAAGAAACTCAGCAGACAACTGCTCCGCTAGCATGATGCGTGGAGCAACCACCACAATCGTTTGAGGATCGCTATTGGAAAACTTTTTGATCGCATCAGCAATCATGGTCAGAGTCTTTCCAGACCCAGTGGGCATGATCAATTGACCAATACGATACTTGAGCATTGCTTCAATACCGCGTTGTTGGTGAGGACGGAGTTGAATCACGGGGTTCATTGCGTATGAGACTATTATAGCAGAAGACCGTCCCTGATGCGACTCAGTGGACGGTCTCTTAAGTGTCCTATAAAGCTTTAGACTCTCATCTTCAACCGGGACAAAGGTAGTCTATATGGTTTTTAGTACAGTGTCAAGCTTGTAGATCCAACACCAGTAATTGTGAAGGTTAATACATTACCTGATACTGTGATTTTTACTGGATTAGTGACTCCAATACCACTTGTAAATCCACCTTGAGATGTTGTAATTCCAGAAACATTAAGACTTTGTGCAGTTGTAATGTTAAGAGTAGAAGTTTCAGAAACATTAAGAGTAGATACTGATGCAATACCGCCAACTACGTTTGTTGCTGTGGTTGCAGTTCCTGTTAAAGAACCACTAAAAGTTGTTGCTGTTACGATACCAATACTATAAATATTGCCAATGTTGGCGTTTGTTGCAGTAAGATTAGATGCCTGAATAAGTCCAGATGCTCTTACTCCACTTGATGTGATAGCAACACCAGGGCCAAAAAGAGGATCTCCACCAACAAAAAACTCATAAGAATTGCTAGAAATTGTGCTTGTAGAAATTCCAAGTCTTGATAAAGTTGTAATACCAAGATTTCCTGTTAAAGATCCATTGAATGTAATATTTCCAGTTACATCCAGATTATTTGTGACAGTTAAATTGCTATCAATTGTTGTGATGCCTGTAATATAAGAAGTTCCTACAACATATAAGTGACTCGTTGGATTCGTAATACCAAGTCCAAGTTTTCCATCATATGTTAGTGACATTACTGGATTTGATGGGTCTTGACCGTAAATCCAATGGAAAGTACCAGTTCCTAATCCAGCACTACCATAATCAAGATAATAGTTGACATTTCCAGCGTTTGAGTTTATAATATCTAAAGATGTTGGGGTACTATACAAATAGAATCCATTTGTATTTCCAGTTCTTACCTCTGCACTTCTACCAATACCAATTGTAGCAACACTATTTGCACTAATTACACGAATTGAAGAAATACCCGTTTTATTAACTTCAATATCTGCTTCTGGTTGTGTTGTGGTGCCTACTCCCACCTTTGCTGGGAATCCAACAACATAAAGTGCTTGAGTTACTGTTGCAATTCCAGTTGAAGTAAATCCACTATTTACAGAAGTAACAGAAACTGTTCCTGAAGGTGCTAAAGTTGTTGCAGTTGATGCAGTTCCAGTTAGATTCCCTACAAAAGTATTAGCAGTTATAATTCCAGAAACAATATTGGGAGGAAGTCTAGATGTACTTAATGTCCCCGTTGTAATGTTATCAGCATTAATTGCAGTTAATCCTGCACCAGATCCTACAAAAGATGATGCTGTAATTATTCCTGATAATCTAATACTTGATGGGAAGAATGAAGTACTTAAAGTGCCAGAAGATATGTTAGAGGCATTAATTAGGGATATATCAGATCCAAATCCAGAGAAAGATGTTGCCGTAATTATACCATTACTATAAACATCACCGGTAGAGTTAATACCAATACCCGAGGAATATACAAGAGGATTTACCCCAACTTGCAAATAAAATACAGGACTTGTAGTTGCTATTCCAACTGTACCTGCAGCATAAATGCTAGAGACACCTGCTCCAGTATTTACGTCTACCCACTGTGATGTTGGTAAGTTTAATAATTTAGAACCATCTCCATAATAAGTTACAACTCCAGAAGTAGCAGTTATAATTCCTGAAGTTAGTGATGTAATTCCTATGTTCAGAGTTGTAAATGATCCTACACCAACGCTTAAGTTTGAAATATTTGCAGATCCTGCAGTAACTAGTCCAGTAACTCTTGCGTCTCCATAAACATTCAACAAATAATCTTTAGGTATTGTGGTTCCAATACCGACTAGACCATTTGCATTAACGATAAAGTTGTCATTATCAACCTGAACTCCATTCCTAAAGTTAAATGACTTGTTATAATTTGCCATCTCGGAGACTTTTTAAGTATTTATGAAACTCTCATAATGAACGCTAAAGCGTAGTATGGTGGTCTGTTTTCATGTGCTCCATTTTGACCCTCAGCAGTAATTCCATGTTGGTGATTATTATTGACACCTCCAGTATTAGAATACCATCTTGCATCCTGCGGTTGATCTGGTCCCTCAGCTCTAAATGACCCATCCGGACCAGTTCCTCCAAAATTACCATCATTAATTACATAATATTGATCAAAACCACTATTTAAATTGTGAGTATGATTGGGGGAGTCATTTCCAGTTGTTCCTCCATGGGAGTGAGATGGCATTTCATTTATAGTAAGTGCTACTGAATTAGCACCACCAGTAGCAGCAACAGCATATCCACTACCAGCACCTACAATAAATCTATCTTGTAGATTTGGAGTACCGTTAGTACCATTACATAAAGACCAACCAGTAGGGATGGTGGCGATGGTTCCAGACCACATAATAATTCCACCAACTGGAATTGTTCCAGATGCTTGACTTCCAAATGTATCTCCTAATAAAGTTGCTTGTGTAACTGACATTTCTTTATCTCCTTATATTAGTATTTAATCACTGGAAGCATTCCAACATATGGTGGAAGGTTTGCATTGGTTTCATTCCCTGCGGTTCCTGCATAATTAATTGTAATTCCAGTTGTATTTGGGTTTGTAATTACAGTTCCAGAACTAACTACTCCATGATTACGATTTCCTGGTCCCTGAGTAATACCACTACTATTTGGATTCTCTAAGTCTTGGTTTGAAGTATGTGTGTGTCCTGTATCAGTAATTTCATGATTATGATAAGGTACAATCGCATCAGCACTACCTCCAGTAACACCAGGAACTGCAGAATAACCTGCGAAGTTATTAACTAAGTTAGGAAGTCTTCCTGTAGCACCATAAGTGGATCCTAAGAAGTTACGAAGATTTTGGAGAAGGGAAGCATTGACACCTTGGAATGTGCCACCGGTAGGAATGTCTCCACCATTACAAATTAGATATCCTTCTGGTGCATGATACTCAGTTGCACCAATTGTTACACTACCTCCAGTTGCAGTATCTGCAGATGATGCTGCCATATAGAAGAACGATCCTACAGGGACACCAGGTGCCCATTTAACACCTGTTGCTTGAGCACTATCTGCAGTTAATACTGTTCCATTTGCGCCAACTGAAAGTTTTGCAGCAGTGTTATCTCCAGTTGCAACAAGAATCTGTCCCTTTGCATCCCAATCAACATTAGAAACCAAAGATCCTTGTCCACCTAAAGCAACGATAAAGCAAGAAACTCCAGATGCAGGAGCAGTTGTGAATCTAATTGTACTTGTATTTGCACCCTCAAAAGTTACAATTAAGAAATCTGTGCCAGGTTTTTGAATGACTCCTCCAATTGATACAATCAAGTTTGCAGAACTACCAGCAGGAATGAATGCTGTACCAGCAATATTAAGAGTGAAGTCTGTGGTACTTCCATTAAATGATCCAGAAATATCATCACAAATTACAGAGTTTCCAAGTGGGAAATCACCAGTAATTGATGCAGAATCTGCTGGAATATATCCAAGAGCATTTTGAACTTCGCGGAAAGTAACAAAGTCTTGAGATCCATCCGCACGAAGCATTTTGAATGTTGGTGTACCATTTAAAGTTGTAGTTTGAGGTACAGTTGCTTTAAACTTTGGTGATGTAATTCCCTCTACACCCAAGACAGTAAGAGTACTTCCAATACTTGCATTGCCAGTGACATTTAATCCAAGAGAAGTGACGGTCTTAGCAACACCAACACCACCTAAAATTCTTAATGCACCAGTTGAAGTTGAAGTTGAGTCTGTAAGATTTGAAATTAAGACACTTCCTGTAAAAGTAGAATTTCCTCCAACATTTAAGTTTTCACCAACTCCAACACCACCCTTAACAGTTAAAGCACCTTTTCCTGTAGAATCTGATGATGTTGTATTTGTAACTCTAACCTGTCCACTAAAAGTAGAAGCATCCTTACTTCTAATTTGTTTATTAAATGTAACTGGGCCATCAAATTGTGAAAGAACTGTTCCAGAATCTCCACCTTCAACAAGAAGTCTTTCTTTTACAGTTACTTCATCATAAACAACACTTGACTTGGAAGGATCTTCACCAGTCACTGTTGGTGATGGAATATCATAAGAAATTACTTCTCCAGATGCTGAAGAAGTTTTAGTATTTCCACTGAAGAAATCGCCACTGTTATTCATTCCAGTATAAACAACAGTACCACCCGATCTTTCTTGAGATTGAACTAAAAAGTCTTCTCTTTCAGAAAGAGATTTAATTTGAACTTGTGGTAAACCAGTTGAATAGTTACCTGGACCATATCCAAGATATTCGAAAGTATGTCCCGAAGCACGAAGAATTGATGGTCTTCTAAATTCGACGGCAATTGGATTGATCTTACGAATTAATGATCCTGCATCGTGAGATTCTTTACGAGTTCCAAGAACACCACGAATAACTGTAAATTGAGAATCATTATTTGACGTGGTAATTCTCATGATTTCATTATCAATCTGAATATAAGATCCTAATGCAAATCTTAAACCAGTACCGATACCAGAATTAATTGTTGAAATTACTAAAGTATCTGCAGAGGAATTATCCGAAATCGCCGTTGAAAGTCTTATGATTTCACTATCATAAAATGAAACTTGGCGAATTCCAAAGTTTTCTTCTCTTACATCTGAAATTGCTTCATTTGCAGAGTATCCATGCTTAAGAATAAATCCGTTTGTGGCACTTAAAGACTGATTAGTAATTGCAGTAAATGTATTAACACCTACTCTTTCACTAACAACATAATCTCCAAGATTATTATTTGTAGAATCAATAACTCTAAACTTATTACCCTTTAATAATCCATGGGGAGTTTCTGTTGTGAAAGTAGTAATTCCTGTTGCAGAATTATATGGTGTGGTAGTGATTCTAGAGGAAGAACCAACTATAAGTACATATTGTCCTACAATTGGAGTTGGATCTCCAGATGTTTTGGCAACTGAAATTTGAGTTGAAGAATTAACTGCACTAATTCTGTAATATCCATCAGTTGCAGTTCCTACTCCAGTAATTTGAACTACATCACCAATATTTGTAGAAATTCCTGCGGTTGCAATTGTATATGTTGCATTTCCATTTCCAGAACCAACTCTTGAAGAATCAAGATAAAGAACTTCTCCATTTGAATATCCAGATCCTCCAGAAATAATTGATACAGAACTTACATCTCCTCCAGATTCTACAACTACTTTTGCTGTTGCTCCTTTCCAAGTTCCTACTGAAGGATTTGGATCAGTATTTAAAAGTTTTACGTCATAATGTGTTCCTGGAATATAATTTGCATTTGGAGTGTATAGAGTTCCTGTAACAACTTTTCCAAATCCATGTCTTCTTCCAAATGTAATTGTTGAAATTCCAGAGGTAGATACAACTGAAGTAATTGATTTTCCAATACCCGAAACTCCAGAAAGTTTATCTACAGTTTCTCTAGTAATACTTTTCTTTAAGTCACTTGTATTTGTATCGCCAATTGGAGAACGAAGAGCAAATGTTTTTGCCGATTGTGGATTTGCATCAATATTATCTCTATCTAACTGAGGATAAAGATTTACAGGATTCTGAGAGTACTCAAGATTTGTAAACTCTTCTGTAATCTTATTACTTGCATTTAAGAGATAAAGATGATAGATTCCATCTTGAGATCCTTGTACATAAGGAGAAATAACTTCATTACGATAAACATATAGATTTGACTGCCAATCATTTCTTTCAAATCTTGGTAGAGATCTAATTTGATCTGCTGTAGTTCTAGAGTTAATATTGTTTGTACTCGTCGCCCCTGGAGTATGAGTTCTTCCATTTACATCAACTACAGAATGTGTAAATGACATATCATTTACAATTGATGTAACTGCAAATTTACCATTATATCCACGATCATATAGACCGCTTGGATTACTACTATCAGTTACATTGCGAATGATAACTAAATCACCAACATTTAATTCGTGAGGAAGTGATGTTAAAACTGTAACCGTTGTAGACGCTAAAGTACAAGTAGTGATAAATCTTGGATTCTTGTTATATTCAAAATCAGCACTTGTAATACTCGTTCTGGTGAAATCATTTTCTCTTGCACCAGTTGTACTTGACTCTTGAAGAATAAATCCATCTTCTGGATCTTTAGCTCCAGATAGTTCTTTTGGAATTACAACTCTTACCTTATAAATTTTTTCATCCAAACTACGATCATCAACAATTCTCTTAACATAAGTAAGATCAGTTGTTTCACTTAATCCTGCAACTCCAAGAGTATTCAGTTGATTATAAATTTGGTTTGCACTATTTACAGTGATATACCAATTTCCTGCTGTAGAATCAAATTGAATTGGAGAACCAATGTCACCAGATGTTTTATCAGAAACTCTACTATAAACTTTAAGTTGAGTTCCTCCATATACTGTCAACGCTTCATTATTAAGAGCGTTAGTAAATGATGTTGCTAATCTGATTTGTGTTGAATTGACCCGAATTGCATAATAAACAATATGTGGAGTTACATTTTCGGGAAGATCTCCAGTTTCACTGTTGATAATAATCTTTTCACCAGTTTCAATTGTATGAGATCCTATTGTTAAAGTTGAAGAACTTACAGTAGAAACATCATAAACTTTATAAGAACTTGTTACACTATCCTGCATATAAATGTCTGCAGAATATTCGGTGTTATTAATTGAAAGGTATAATTTATCATTAAGACGAGCGCCAATACGATAACCTTGAGTAACACTAACTGGTAAACTATCTACAGCATTAAATCCATAAAGATAAAGATGAGTTGAAATACCAACAGAAGTTGTCAAACCAACATCAATTGATAACCATTCAATGTCTTCCTCTGTAGTCGTATCAATATCTCTTGGAGGAATAATAGAGGTAATAAAGGCATTATTATCCTTATCAAATGCCTCTGCTTTGAATCCATCAGAGTTAAGTGATATCTGACCAAAGTTTGAGTTTGAGTTGGTTATAGAGGCATCTGCACCAGACTCAAGATCAAAATGCTTATTAAATCCAATTGCAAAGACTGATACTACCTGAATAAAAGAGTCATTGGTGACTTTAATGTGACTTGTTTCCCATCCTTGCCTATAAATTGCATTAGGATCTAAATGATAAACTTTTGAAGTATCTGTCTGCGATGCTCCTGTTGGTAAATCTGATCCGTATACTGTAGTATAATTTACACCATTATAAGTTCTTGTAATAGGATCATACTTTACAAATGAACGATCATCTTTTTGCAATGATACAGCAGTAAACTGTGCAACAACCATTGAACGGAAACCTGATGCTTTGTTACCATCAGCAAGCATTCCGTTCATACCCCAGACAGATCTGAGAGAACAGTTAAAGATATAAGGAGATGCTCCTGATACTGTATCAGTTTCTACGGTTACAGTTGCTCCAGTTACTACAGGTGTTGGATCTAGAGTAATTGGGAATGACTCAAGTAAGTATGTAAATGTAGTTGCACTGAGAACATTTTGTACCTTTGTTGAAACATTATATGTTGGTACACTGACTCCTTTAATTTTAATTGGAGTTCCTGTATTTAAATTATGATCTTCTGTTGTTGTAACTGTGACTAAAGTACTTGCAGTTGTACCATTTCCAGAAATAATCGACTGAATATCAATTGGATCAGATGCAAACGCCCCAACGATTTCCCATTCGGGTGCCATTTTTGCAAAGTCTTCATCACTTGCAGGAAACTTTGCATCTGCTGGAATTGGACGATATGAATTAAAAGCATTTGAAAGTTTGCTATAATACATATCAAGGTCAGTCAGACCATAGGTGCCGATTTCATTCACACCATCAGCATACTCAAAACAAGTAAGTTTATGGTGTGAGAATCTTGGAACTGACTGATAATTACTTGTAAAGAATGAAGGGTGAGTATAAACTAAACCAGAATCATCAGCATCAAAGAATGAAAACTGCCAGAAGTAACACGCACCAGTAACTCTAAAAATTGCAGACTTTCCTACAAGAGGGTCTGTTGGGTTTGGAACGTATTTTGGTCTGACTTTCGTTTTTCTTAAATCAAGACCAACGATTGAAGTTCCTCTTGGTACTATAACACCACCATTAACACTATTAAACTTATAGAGAATATTATCTTCTTGTGTAAGATCGAAATTAGATTCTAATTCTAAAGATAATGTAGTAAGTGCTGGAGTCCCTACCCCACCTGTTGGAGGAACGGAATATGCTGTACCGCCATTATCGTAAATTGCAAATCCAGGTCTATTATCAACTAAGTGTTCTCCTGGAAAGACAAGAATCGTTGTTTTTTCTACTAAATCATTACCTTTTCCATTCACAAAAGAGAATCTTGCCGCTTCTAAAAGTGCTCTCTGAATCGTTTTAAAAGGTTGAGCAAGCGAATTTCCAGTATTAGTAATCGAATCTGTAGCGTCTAAATCATTGGGGTTTACATATAATGTGCGCCCATCGGTATTCTTGATGAAGTTGCTTAACTTATTCAGAGGCATCGGATTATGACTTCTTAAGATATTGCTATCTTTTATTTATGAAGTCAAATCCTCCCCATATTCAAGTTCAAAGTCGTCTGGAAGGTCTTCTGGATTTTCTAATTCTACTGGAAACAACATTGGATGTGCTTCTTCATCTATAAGGTAGAATGAAGATTTATATAAGTCTTCTGGGTCATATGTACGATTTTTATCTGCTTCTCTACATAATTCCTGATCGTATAAGTGTCCATCAGGCATTTCATCGAAGGTAAATGGAACAGAGTTGATAAAATACATCTTCACAATCATACTGCCGTCATTATACCAGCAATATGCGGAGTCGATACGATAAGACATAGGATTCACTCCCGTATCTTATATTTATTTTTTGTTCTTACCTCTATAAGTATCCGTTTGTGCGTGACAGTTGGGGCACAAGATACGAAGGTTTTCTAAACGATTATCGTGATGGTTGCCGTTTATGTGATCTAATTCTAAGGGTGCTAGTTTTCCGTTCCATTCAGTTATACCACAACACTCACACTTATGTTGTTTGAGACCTTCTGCTAATAAACGATTTTTTAACCTGAATGATTGAACTACTGAATTTTCTCTTAAATATTCTTTAATATGTCTTTTTGGGCCAATAACTTTTCCTTTATTCCACGCTTGTCCAGTAAAATGTGAGGTATCAATGCCTAAATTTTGTATTCTTCTATTCGTAGTTTGATAATTTCCTCCAGCAGGAACAATATTTAACTTATCTAAGACTTGACGAATGCTTGTAGAAGTTTTTACTGCCTCACGAAGTTCTTGTTCGCTATAAGTATATCTGCTATTCATTTAAATAGTAAACGCTACTACTATTTATAAGGTTTACTATTTTAAGTAGGGCGAGCGGGACTTGAACCCGCAAGGCTTGCGCCACCGGTTTTTAAGACCGGAATGTTTACCGATTTCATCACCGCCCCGTGATGTGAGACCATTATAACTGTTAAAGTTTGAATGGTCAAGTGCTCCTTGTCGGTTACGATCCGACCTGTGTCCGATTATGAGTCGGGTGCTTTCACCAGATAGCTAAAGGAGCAATAGGGATACTGGGAGTTGAACCCAGACTAACCCGTTATAAGCAGGCCGCTCTAACCATTAAGCTATACCCCCATAAAAACTCAGAATATTACTGAGCTTCGTTGTTTAACTCAGTGTGTATTCGTATGAGATCATCATCGGCAGGCATCATAACCGCTGCCTTTCCATTCTCATCCACAATACCTATGTGCTCTCCGCTTTCTACTCTTTCAATCAGTTCATCGAATCTTTCTTGAAATTCTTCCACCGTGAAAATTTCCATTCTTTTCTTTGAGGATATTTATAGCATAGCATCATTCACCATAAATTGCAAGATCTGCATATTCAATTTGATCAGGATCAAGATTGGCAGTAACAACTTCAAGGACATTCATAAACTCTTGAACGGTTTCACACTCTACCATACGCTCGCTTCCTTGGTCACTCAGGAGCAGAAAGGTACGACTGCAGACATCAATCACAATACCTTGAACGGTCTCTTGTGCGGTACTCATGGGGGTGTTTTGTTGATTACCCCCATATTATAGGGCATATGGGGGTGGGTGTCAAGTTGACAAGAATTCAAACCATGAGTAGGATCACTCTGTCAGGGTTGAAGATGATGCTGCGACGGATTCGTCTTGACGTTCTTTAGCTGTTTTTATAACTGCATTAGCAACTATTTCTTCTTTAGTTCCAGAAATTTCTCCACCCTCTAATGCAATTCTTTGACATTCTGCTAGAAAAATTTCCTCCATAGCTCTTTCACATCTTACATTTACAGCATTTTCAATCCACTCTTGAGGATCATATGCAACATAAGAAAGTGCTTTATATTGTGCTTCAGTAAGTTTGATAGTGTGTTCCATAAATTAACCCCATAAGTAACCGTAAAAGTGTGCTAATCCTTCTCCATAATAGTAATCTGTAGTAGCTGGATTTCCAGATGCTGCACATCCAAATTGTACATAATCATTTGCTGCTAATACTAGGTAATATGCTGCAGTCACATCTCCATGATGAGTTGTTGTTCCCCCATCACCGGCACAATATCCCAATGATCTTGTAGTTACATTAACTCCATTTTTGTAAAAAGATACTTCAATAGATGATGGTCCTCTTTGCAATACTTTTCCATGAAAAAAATATGTTCCTGCTACTGGTGCAGTAAATCTTCCAGTAGTTGTGCTATAATGACCGCCAACATTATGAATTACCCTATTAAATTGAGTTGTAAATATTGTAACGGCGGAAGATGACAATCCTGCACTTTGATCCACATAAAATAAAGGTCTGTTTGGTTGAAATACTCTTCCAGCAGAATCTATAAGAAGAGCATCTGTACCATTACTATGCTCAATTGTTGTTGTTAGAATAGTATTAGCGACTAAAGAACTCATAAGGCATCAACTAATCTTTGGTGGTTTTGGATACTTCATTTTAATCTCATCAATCTTTGCTTTCCATCCTTCATATCCTTCATGATATAAAGTATCTAGTTGATCAGTGATACTAGGATACTCTTTCATACGAAGACGTTGATATTTATTACGTTCATATTCCTGTTTGAGTCTTTCAATTTCATTTAGAATTATTGTTTTATCTGGTTTTGGTATCTCATTACTGTCATCCCAAATCATATCTTCATATTCATCACCATAACATGTCCATTGAGCACCAGGATAAAGTGATAAAAGTGCCTGTGGAATTTTTATTTGATCTTTATTAGTAATCATGCGGATACCTCCATTATTAGAAAATTCGGAGCAGACCAATCATAATTTATATTTGCGGTTCCACCCCATAGGTCACTAAAAAAAAGTGTAAATGTTGTTGGGTTGGTATTATTTGCGTTCACATAATGAACTATTTTGGCATTCACGAGCATTAATGCTCCATTTGAATCACTTCGATAAAACAACATATCTCCTGAGGCATTAGAATTTATAGCAGTTCCGTCACGATATATTTTACAAGCAATTCCGTCATCTCCACTACCACCAAAAAAATAAAGACTCCCAATAAATCTTACATATAATTTAGATGATGCTGATATTGGTGTTATAGATGCGCTGATATTAGTTGTTACATAAGATGCAGAAGTAGTACTAACAGATCCTGTTTTACCATTGTTCAGTGCAGTGCTACAAACAACTTGGAGGATACTTCCTGTACTTCTAAGTATATCTTTTGTTGTTGTATTTTGTACTGTGTTTGTTCGTATTATAGATGTCATGCTGATATTTCCATTACTGTAAATTGACTCACACCCCAGTCTCCACTTATAACTCCAGTACCACCCCACTGATTACTAAAGAAAAGAGTAAATGTTGTTGCACTTGTACTATTCGCATTTACATAATGTGTTATGCAACAAGGTAAATGGTGGTTATTTGTATTAGAATCACTACGATATAATAAATTATCCCCTGCATTTGAGTTCAATGCATTTCCATCTCGGTAAATCTTATATGATACTCCATCATCTCCAGGTCCATTAATAAATTTTCCATTACCCACAAACTCAACAAGTAATTTTGATGTAGATGATGTTGGAGTAATTGTTACCGATAATCCAGTAGTAACATATGTTGAAGAAGTTGTCGTAATTTCTGCTGGGAATCCAAGAGTATTACTATTCACGATTTGAAGGATACTTCCCGTGCTATTCAGAATAGGTTTTCCTGCAGTAGTTTGAATTTGATCTACTCTTAGTGTGCTCATAATTATTCAGGTTTAGGATATTTTGCCTTTACTGCAAGACAAGCATCTATATATGCTTGAATTTGTTTTTGATCTCCTTTTACAATACCATCAAGATATTCTTTAAAGTCTGGATATTCTTTTGCACGAAGTCTTTGATATTCGGTATCTTCCCATTCTTTTTGAAGTCTCAGTAATTCTGCTTCAACTTCTTCTCGTGTTGGTTTCTTTTGACCACCTTCATAAACTGGTTTTTCTAACCAGACAAGACCTTCATAATCATCCCCAATTAAATTCCATTCTGCTCCAGGTCTCAATGAAAGAATTGCAGATGCTATACTTGTCATCCTGTTATCTCCATTAGAACAATGTTGCTACAACTAAGCATATCTTGACCAGCTCTATCATTTATGTATAACGAACTGCTTCCACCATTCCATCCAGAATTTGCATATATTTGATAAGTTAGTGCAGACGTAGTTCCTGGAGAGTCCAAATAATCTATAGGCATACTAAAAATTTGATTGTCTCTAGCAGTCTCTTGTGAAGATTGATAATGTATCCAATAAGCAGTTGCACCCCCAGTTTGAAGAGTTTCTCCATGATTTGGTATCAAATCAGATCCATTTCTATAGATATGAATTCCGCAAACATAAGTATAACTACATACAAGCATTGCCTGTATAAGTATTTTATTTGAACTTGAAGTGGGATTTATAGTTGCAGAAAGACCAGTAATTGCTTGTGGTGTCGTTGAAGTAATTGTTTGCCTAACAAATCCAGTATTGGCAGAAACAACTTGAATGACACTTCCTGTGCTATTTAAGAGTGGTTTTCCATCAACTGTTTGAATTGCGTTAGTCTTTAGTGTACTCATAATTTATCTCAAATAATGACCCAATTACCACCCGAACTTATAGTGACGGTGACGCCATTATTTATTGTAATTGGTCCAATACTCATTTCATTATAAGCTGAGTTTATTAAATAATTTGCCGAAATTGTTGCACCCGTTCTAAAAAATGGAACACTGCTGGCAGTAATAGTTCCATTTACATCCAAAGCAGATGATGGATCAGTTTTTTTAATTCCTAATCTATCATTTGCAATATCAGCAAATGCAATACCATCAGAAACAAAATTACCAGTGTCTCTAGTTTTTCCCATTTTATTCTAGGTCTTTATTTTTGTATTTATTGAAAATCTATCAAGAGAGATGTATACTGTTTTATCTAATATTTTTTATTCATTTTAATGTTAATGGGTGGATGAAGGTTCAGATAGTGTCCACCCATTTAACTCTGGAACATACTTGTACATGATTCCATCACCATGTAAATCATATTCTAATTCTGGGTCTGCCTCCCATTCGAATGTTTGATTGTTTAAAATATAAGTTTCATTTGGACATGGAGGGATGAATGCATTTAAATTAGCGTCATACTTATATCCAATTGATGCTGGATTATTAGTAATAGAATTATCTATTGAATATTCTATTTGATTTTCTTCTATTTCATATTCAGTTGCATATTCTAAATCTTCCTCAGATATAACATCTTCTTGAAATGCACTTCCATTAACAATAACATTATTTTCTTCAGTTACACTTGTATTGATAACAACGTTGTTTTCGTCTAGTGTTGCAAAATATTTCATTTTTGAATACCAAGATAATTTCTTTTATCGTATATATGATCTTTATATTCGCCGTCTGTATTTACGTAGTGTAAAAAAGACTGTAAGTACCATTTTTGATTAAAGGGTTCTCTCCAATGATAAAGATTACATCCACGATATAAACATAAGTCTCCTGGTTCTAATAATATTTTAATTGGATTTGATTTATCATTATTTTCACTGAAGTAAATTGGTGAAATATCATTATTAGGAACTCCTAATGAAATAGTAGCAGATATTTCGCAAGAAGGTCTATCTTTATGAATAACTAATTCATCTCCCATACCATAAAGTCTGCTGTAACTATATGTTGGAAGTAAATTAAATTCAGATATTTTACTTAAAGATTCTGTTGAAGATTCAAGAATAGTTTCCATTAAAGGATCCCCATAAAATGAATAACTATTTGGTGCCTGTTCATCGCCAAGAATAGAATGTCCTGCTTTAATTCTCAAAAAAAAGTATTGTTGTATAAATTCAACAAAATCAGGTTCTAAAAAATTTTTAACAACCTGAAATCCATATTTTTTAAAAGTCATTTTTCTATTTAAAAGGTGATCCATGAACCCAAGCAACTAAAGAATATCTTTCGCCTTTTGTTACTGGAGTTACTTCATGTAAAGTGTAAGATGGGAAAGTAACAACATATCCTTTTTCTTTGCGAATAATTGTTGGTTCCGTAGAAGAATATAATCTTAGTTCTCCACCCTCATATTCTGATGGATCTGATAACTGGAGAACGATACTTAACTTTCTGTTATGTGGAATATCCCAGGTTAAAGGATCTACATGAGCTTTATAACAACCATCTTCTTGGTCATTATAATATGTAAACTGCAATACTTCAATTTTATTAAGATCAAAATTAAAATACTTTAAATTATTATCATTTACTAATTCGGTCAATCTAGAATATATC